GACAAGTGCCATAATAAGCAGTATGTTTACAATATTTATTGAATCGACAGATATTCCACAGACAAATATAGGAGATTTATCAAATGTAGGTGATGATGAGTCTGTTGCTTCAGGTGAAACGAGTACATTGGAAATGTCAAGCGGTGCAATAGTCACTCTTAATAAAGGAGAAAAAGCTAATTCAGTAAATCCAGCGAGGCCTAATGCTCAATTTGATCCTTTTATGACGGCTATAATACGTCAGATAGGAAGCAGTCTAGGAATACCTTACGAACTTATGATAATGCATTTCACAAGTAGCTACTCTGCAAGTAGGGCAGCTTTGTTAGAAGCGTGGAAAACATTTAGAAAAAAACGTGAATGGTTTGCAAAAAATTTTTGTCAGACTGTATATGAGGAGTGGTTAAGAGAAGCAGTGCTTCTTGCAAGAATTGAAATAAAAAATTTTGAAGAAGATATATTGATTAAAAAAGCATATAGTGGAGCAATATGGAGTGGGACATCGCAAGGACAACTTGATCCTCAACGTGAAGTTAAAGCATCAATATTAAGAATAAATGCTGGGTTATCAACAAGAAGTCGTGAAACAATAGAATTAAACGGAGGAGATTTTGATCAAAATATAAAAATATTGGCAAAAGAACAAAAAATAGCAAATGAGAAAGGGGTGATTTTGGATGGAACAATCTATACCGAACCACCAAACAATGAGCCAGAGGAATAAAACTATATGGAATATAGTTAAAAACGATGATAAAAATGCCGAATTGATGTTATATGGTGATATAGCTGAAAGTTTTTGGGGTGATACCATAAGTGCTAAGGAAGTTACAGAATATTTGACTGACTTAGATGTAGAAAATATTAATGTCTATATTAATTCAAATGGCGGTGTAGTTGACACTGCTATTGCAATTAACAATGCTTTGAGAAGACATAAAGCCAAAGTAACTGTAAATATTGACGGTATTGCAGCAAGTGCAGCTACTTTAATCACGTGTGCTGGAGATACAGTTAGAATGCCTAAAAATGCTTTGTTTATGATACATAATCCTTTAA